GATGTCCATGCCATCGTCCATACGCTTGAGTGCTTCCTTCGCCATGAATTCGGGATTCATGCCAGGGATCTGCAACAGGATGGGGGCGATGCGTTCAAAGTTCTGCATCTGGATCGCCTTGTTTGGGCGACCATTGGATCCGGCTTCGACTTCCAGCATCAGCTCGGATGCAATCTCATTGATGGCAAGCTGCGGCCAAACGGCGCCAGGTCCGGCAATCTTCATCACCGTTTGCTGGTCCATCTGCTCAAGCAGCACCTGTCCGGTGGTACGCGCCATCTCGCCCAGGAAGTCCTCAAGGTCGTCCACATTGGACGACAGGCTGGACATACGGCTGCCCTCGGCGACGGATACTTCCGTGGCTGTGGATGCTGACGTACCGCCTAGGTTAGCTTCCTGGCTGCCAACCACCCGCATCATGTCATCCAGTAGCATGGACGTGTCGTACAGGCTAGGGTCGATGGGGTTGTGTTGGACCGGCTGGAGGATGGAGTTGACGGCCTGTCCGGGCGACAGGTTCTGAAGTTTGATGACAGCGTTGGCCGGGTGGGACTGGAGGTTGGTGATGTCCTTCTCGGACAATGCACCTTCGTAGGTCGCGTAAAGTGGGCGGTTAGCGAACCGATGCTCACGCAAAGCCTGTCGCGCGCGGTTGTATTCACGCTGGACCGGCATCAACAGGCGGACGTCGGATGGAGGGATGACATCCTTTTCGGATTCAACCTCATTGAAGATCAGAGGGAAGAAAGGCCAGAATCGTTCCAGTTCAAGGTGGGGAGGTTCTGGTTCCTTGAGGAAGTCGTGGTATCCGTCGCACACGACATACAGCATGCCGTCTTTCTTGGAGTAGATTTCCCACACCACGGCCTTGTGGCATTCTTCTTCGCCTTCGTTCTTATCTTCATAGGCCGTGTATTCCTTACCAAGGTCAATCTTGTAGATTTCCTTCACGTCCTCGACATCGAGGATAAACTCCTGGGCAATCCAGTCGGCGCCGACGAAACCGGACATCTGCCGGCACTTCGGATCCACGATGACCGTGTGGGACATCGGGAAGTCAAAGACAACGCCTTCCTTGATGATGACGTCCTGCTTTTCTTGGATGCTCTTGAGGAGCAATCGGAGCTGCTCCATCTTGGCATGGTCTTCGGAGAACTTCTCGTCGATGCGGTCAGCGGTAAGACGCTCAAGGGTAGACAACTGCTCGGTGATGTCGGTGATACGCTCCACATCTTCCGGTCGCTTCTCCATGACCCGGTGGTAGCCAATCTTGACGTATCCAATTCCGTTCACGCATGTGCGTCGGACGAGCTGTTTCATTTGCCCCTTGAAGTTGGGCTGCTGTTCCTGGAGCTGGTGGTGAGCGACAATCTCCATCGTCTTCGCTACTCGGTCAAGCATACGGCGACGCTCGAAACCCTGCTGCGCGTCCTGGATCGTCTGCATCATCGTGGGATCCATAGGCTGACCAGTAGCCATAGAATTCTGCATGGACGTCTGGACGGCCTGGAATGAAGACATGTCACCTTCCCAAGTGGCAAAGTCTAAAGTCTCGCGTCGCTTGGCGACGAACTTGGGATTCTTGGCGTACAGGGCGGAGACTCGCTGGCCGACGTGACGCTGGACGATGTTAGCGACGTATCGGTCATCGTTGTCGTTGGAAGACCATTGCTTGCCCATGTAGAAGTCCGTGTCTTCCTTCATTCGGTCGAATGACTTCTTCCAATGCTTCTTGGCGTTCTCGACCTTCTTGATGAGGGACTTGACGAGTGAGGCGCGAGAAGGGCCAGGCGCAACGGTGTCGCGCTTGATGCCGGTCTGCATCGGTTCTTCCGGCTGCATCGGATCTACAGGCATCGCCTCGCTCTCGTATTCGTTTTCCATTTGATGTATTTATGTTCAGAAGCCGCCCATCTGCAAGAGATTGCGTCGCGCCTCGTCCCACTTGCCGGATAGCTTGACCCAGGCTAGGGTGCCGCTCTTGGGGATATCTGATGGCTTTTCGTAGGTTCTGGCTGCACTTACCATGCTACTTAACAGCAGGCCGACCAGACCCATAGCGTCCACGAAGTCATCGTGTCTGGCGGATGGGAACTTGAGCATCTCGGTTTCCGCTTCTGCCCACCAGGGGGCGAACTTGGGGAAGAATACCTTGCCCATTGCCATGCGTCCACGGATCGCCTGTGCGCGGGTTTGCTTGTCCTTCACAGGGGTAATCTCCTCCACGACCGTCCAGATGCCACGCTCCTGCTGGACTTTCCGTAGGAACGGACCGATGGACTGGGAGATATGCCCACGTTCCGCTCCCCACTTGGCAGGCTTGTGCCGGGACATCAAGTCGATCATGCCGTCGATGACCTGGTCCGTAGACGCTCGACGCCACCACACGTCCGGCAGAATCCACACGTTGTCTTCCTCGTCTAGGCCGAAAGGCATCAGCACGGTCTTGTCAGCCGTCTGTGCGGTAGACACGGCATGGTCGGATACGCAGTAGTATCGGAGGTTCTTGGGCAGTTCGTGAGGGTAGGGCTTTAACCAGTCCCTGCGGAAGAAGTCGCCGTCGTCGGGTGTAGGCTTGCCTTGGTACAAGGCCGAGAAGCCTTTGGCGTTCAGCCGGCGAATCTCGTTAAGGAAGTCCAATCCGTAGCGTTCCGGCCATAGGGCTTGACCCACAGGGCGATCCATAGGGTCGTTCTCCACGGCGATCGCCGGCAACGCCAGGATACGCCAAGCCTGTGCGTTCTCGTCGTTGTAGCAGGGATTCTTTGGGTCTGTGAGGCGACCCACTAGGTCATCCTCATGCCACCGGGTCATAATGATTACCACCCTGGCGCCGGCCATCAGTCGGGTCATAGCCACTTGAGTGAACCACTCCCACAGCTTGTCACGCTCACGCTTGGAGTCTGCTTCCTCGCGGTCCTTGATAGGGTCATCGATGACCAGTAGGTCAGCACCACGGCCAGTAAGGCCGCCACCCACTCCAACAAAGTTGGCTAGTCCGCCTTCCTCGGTCTGGAGCTTGTCTGATGACTGGCTGCCGGTACGCAGCTTACAGCCAGGGAAGACCTGGCGGTAGGAAGGTGAACGCATAATCTCACGCACGGATCGTCCGAAGTCCTGCGCCACGTCTGCGTTGTAGGTAGCGAAGATGACCTGTCGGTATGGGTCTTTGCCCAAGAACCACGCAGGGAAACGCCGCGACGCCAGTTCTGACTTACCATGTCGAGGCGGCATGGAGATAATCAGACGCTGGTACAGACCCTTCTCAACCTGCTCCAGGGCAGCACATATAGTTTCGTGGTGCTTGACCGGCTGGTACCGGGACTTGTCCACGTTGTCTGGGTCTTCCGGGTCTGGCATGGTCATGCCGGTGAAAGAGATGAGCGACTCCCTCGCCATCTTGACGCGGAGCAGCCGCTGGGCGGCAGACAACTGCGCCTCTACTTCGGCAATCTCGGCCTGCCTTCGCTTCTCGTCCGTCGTCGGTTTTTTAGCCATTACGCCTTGGGAGCGACAGGCCGAGCGGGAGGATAAAACTCCGTGTAGCCGGCAGGGATGGCTGCAAGCAGCTCTTCCTTGGTGGGCTTGTTGATGAGGGTCAGCGCAGTCTTGGCTTCAGCGACATACTTGTATTCGCCAATGATCAAGGCAGTCTTTTTTTCATCATTGATTAGAGCGTTCCAGCCGACAGGCAGAACGATGTCCTTGAGGACGATTGGGGTGGGTGGGTTTGCCATAGGGAAATTAGATAGAACTTTTTGAAACGTAGTAGCCAGAACCTCCGTCAGAGTAAATGGCGTAATACCAATACTGGCCGAGTGCAGAATCGTAATAGGTTCCGTCTGCAAAGAAGTCTCCGTAAGACGAGTATACGCTTCCAATTGTGTTGTTGGAATTGCCGTATCCGTCAGCAATGTAGGCGTTCCAACTATAGGAATATTGATAAGTTCCAGACGCCACATTATTTGCGTCAGAATCTTCTACATACCAAGTGCCACTTCCGTTGTCGGAAGTGTCGTAACTGTGATACCAACCGGCAGGGTAGTAGCATCCGTATCCGTTGGTGCCTAGATACACGTCATAGGATCCACAGGATCCGTCCGTGTATTGCTCTCCGTATTGCCAAGCGGCATCAAAGTAAGTTCCGCGAGCATCTGTTCCGTTGGTGCTAATACAGACCTGGCCTATATACTGACCGCTACCAGGGCATCCTCCTCCGGCTTCATAGTAACCACCAGATCCGTTCCAGTAGTAGTCAGAGCCGTTGTAATTGGTGATGAATGTGCCGTAGGAATACAGGCCGTCGTAGAAGAAGTATTCACCGCAGTTTCCATCGGCCAACCATCGATTGTCGTTTCCGTCAAAATAGGTATTTCCGCTACCAGTAGGAACTTCTACATAGCTGTCCTCGGCATCTCGCACAAAGCTTCCATGTTCCGGGCATGGGTTGCAAGTGTCGCTGGTGTAGTATCCGTTGTTTCCATCATAATACACCTGGCAACAGCCTCCGTCGTAGATTAAAGCGCCATTGGCTGGAGGGTTGTAATAATAACTATCACCCCCTATTTCAAAACCGCCAGTTCCGTTAGAATATGAATATGAAGAATAATATCCGACAGGTCCAAAGTTTCCAGATGAACCACAGGAGTTCCAATTTGTATAATACTCTCCACTATTGCTATTGGTGTAAAATCCGTAAGGTAAATAACAGTAGTTTGCACCATTTGACGCACCTGTTCCAAAACCACTCCAATAAGATCCGCCGGCCCCATCGTGATACTGCTCCCACAGGGTAAAGCCTCCGGTAAACGCTGTCCCATTTGCATCGTAGTATGTTTGGCTTGCCACACCAGGGTCGGATTCAGACGCGCATACAGCCGTGATAAACGTCCCGGCTGGAGGATACGACGGAGCAGATCCTTGGAACGATACGCCTGGGAAAGCGATGATCATTAGGCCAGGTTACCAGACAGCGACCATTGAGTGGCGTTAAGCTTGATGGCTACGGCAGTTCCGTAGTTCTTGGTGATAGTGTAAAGGCTATCAGCAGAGAAGATTTGCGCGCCGTTCTGCGGGTAGAAATAGATGTTAGAGCCGGACATATTCACGAAGACGATCTGCGCGCCAGTCGGGAAAGGATTATGATCATCGTCATCAAGGTAGAACGCCGAGGACTGGCTTGGCGTGATGATGGTATTGGCATTTCCAGCCGTGATGACATAACTACCGTAGTAATCGACTACGCTGGTGTTGAGCTGGCTGTTGTTGGTAGCGGCGGCAGTTGCCTGGGTCGAACTGTCCGGGAAGGTGATGCCGGTGGCGCGAACCTGGGTCATACCGGTGACGTCCTGCACCGTGATAACGTCATGCTCGATCCACGCGGAGTGAGGCGTCCCACCCATATCTTCAAAGCCGATATACTCGTTGGTGAAGTAGGCCGTCTGGTTTGGCGTGTCGATGTGCTGGATCGTGACGGAGTCGTGAGCAATAGACACGCCCAGTTCGTTGGTAGACTCAAAGACCTTCAACAGATCCGGCGCAACATTGACATAGTAAGGAATCTCACCGCTGACATTGATTCCGGTGTGACCGACTTCCGTGCCGCTGCTGTTGGAGCTGTTCCAAGCGCGTAGGGTAGTTCCGGCCAGGGAGTCGAGGTAAAGCGGGCGGGGGGTGGAGCTGCCTTGTTCGGTGGTCGTCAGCCAACCAGCCTGCCAGTTAAACTCGTAACCGATGGAGCAGACCAGGCTGATGCCGTAGTTGCCACCGCGAGACGTGTCGAACTGACCCTTGCCGATGAACTGGCCGGACGTTCCGTCGAAGGTAATGTTGCCAACCATCGTACCACCAGACAGCGGTAGGTAAGAACCACTACCAACAACTTCCCACGCTCCGTCCTTGCGGCCATAGGAATATCCGTCGATTGGAGCGTCGGCGATGTATCCTTGGCTAGTGACAAAGGTTTCCGTGGCTAGACCAGTAGGATCAAAAGGCGTAGTAAGGTAACCTTGTGACGTGACAAAAGTTTCCGTGGCGTAGCCGGCAGGAACAGACGTGAGAAAGCCACGTCCATTCACCCAGGTCTGGGTGGCATATCCAGTCAGCGCAGAACTAGTGATGTATCCGGCAGGATTGTTGACCGAATACTTCCCATCCAACGCGGACTGAAGTCCGGTGACGTTGCTGATTGCGTGGGTGTGGTGATAACTGGCGTAATTAGCCGCCTGGATCGTAGCAACGGCAGCTTCTGCCGTGTTGGCGTGGACTAGGGCTGAATTCTTCGCCTGTAGGGCGGTAATCGAGTAGCCTTGCGCCAACATCGCAAAGTTATTTGACTGACTATTGGCGATAGCAGCAGAATCTGCGGCAGTTTCTGCGTCATCTCGCGCAGCAATCGCATCAATCGCATTTTGGGAGGTAAGAACAGCCTCCAGTTCGGCTACCTTGGCGTCACCAGCGTCGTTAACTAGGGCAATCTGGGCTGCGCCGGCAGCCTCAACGGCTTGTACAGGAGCGTCCGTGAGCAACGGTTCAACCTCCTCGGCAATAACAGCCAGATTCAGAGCAGTTGTGCGGATCTTGCCGTCATCTGCCTGGACTTCACCCAGCCGGGAGATGGTGGCGTTGATTGCCGTGCGGGCATTGTTCAACTCCTGGTCGATTTTCTGACCTTGGTGGGGAGTGGTAGGGTTGCTTTGGCTAAAATCCGTGAAGGACCAGGTGCGGTCGAAAGGAGCAGGAGGCTGACTCATGTGCGGATAGTGTACCAGTCTGGCTGTAGATGCAAGAGATGGCGATGTAGGAGAAAGTTTTTTGCCTACACGGATTTTTCCGAGCGGGGGAGGATAGGAATTTTCGCGGGCGAGCGTGGGCGTGGGCGGGGGTGCGCCTGGGACGCGGGTGTGTGCGTACGCACAGCTGCGTGTGTACGCCCAGGCTACGCACGCGGTTAGATCACGCGCCAGGTGACGCGTGACGCACGTTCCATCCTGCGGCGAAGGGTCGGACCGGTCCACCTCACCACGGCCTTGCCACGCCGTCCGACCCACCCGACCGACCGCAACCTTGCACCGCCACGCCATCGGGTCGCCACGCCTCGCCGAGGTGGGTAGGTTGGCTACCTGGTCGAGGCTTGTCGTCGTGTGCGTGACACTTGGGAGCGAGGCGGGGAAGGGGTGGGCAGAAAGGTCGTTGAAAAAATGTGGTTGACGCAACGCACACCCTCCACATTGTCGGAGATGTCGCAAGACAACCAACCAACAAACAACCAACGCCCACCGCTATGAAAACCACCACCGCCCTCCGCTTCACTTTGCAAACCACGCAATCCGGTTTGTTCTACACGCCGCGCAACGACGCCGCGAAAAGCGTCATCCCGAAAGGTCGCAAATGCCTTCGCTCGTTTGAGATGGCGAAGCTAATCGAGGAGGGTGCGAAGGTTGAGCTTAACCTCAACCCTTACCTTGCCGTTGAATATTGGGTCGCCGTCAATCCGGTTGCCAACGCCTAACCCTTTCCCACCCACACCACACCCAACCCACACCACCGCTATGAAACTCACCCCCGACCAGCTCAAAGCCCTCGCCGAGGAGGCTATGCATCTCGCCTTCGTCCACCTCGCCGACGGCCTCGACCCCGACGCCGCGCACGACCTCGGCGGCTTCTTCGGCTACCAAACCGAAGCCCTCGCCGACAGGGTCCAGGCCGACCTCCTCAACGCCGCCCAGCTCGCCAACGACCACGTCAACGGCTAACCCTTCCCACACCCAACCCACACCCAACCAACCCACGCCAATGCCTACCACCGCCCAGCGCACCGCCGCCCTCGTCCGCTACATCAACAACCACGACAAAGCCCAGGGCCGCCCCCGCGGCTGGTCCAATCGCACCGCCGCACCGGACGACCTCAATGTGCGGGTGTCGCCCCACCACCTCGGCGGTCGTGTCTTGCTCGCCGACATTGACAACCACACGCCTTGCTCGCCCTTCGCCGTCGTGACCGAAGACGAGGCGGCGACCGCCAAGGAATTCACCCTTGAGGCGGACCTTACGGATGACGATTGCGTCACGCACCGCGGCACCACCTTCGTCGTCGTTTACCTCGGCTAACCTTTCACCCAACCCAACCCACAACCGCCCACACCTATGCCCACCACCACCCTCCTTCGCATCGCCGTCCGCTTCGCCAGGGCGAGCGGCAAGCCTTGCACCGGTCGAGACGCCAAGCGCATCGACGAGGCTTTGCTCAACGGCTCGGCCGAGC